GAGATCCTAATTCTGGTTTAGGAAAATATGGACCTGGTTCAGTATTGTCTGGTCAAAATATTGTATCTGGTTTTGGAACTAATGACTATGTAGGGCAGTTAGATAAGTACATAGAAAAAATGATGAGTTATGCAACTCGTTCAAAATTTCAACAAGCAAAACTTGATAGAGCTATAGCTGAAAAAAAAGCAGCACAAGAAAAAACAATGAGGGAAGAATTAGCTAAAGAGGAAGCGGCAAGAGCATCCGCAGCTGCAAACAGAGCTAAAGTTGAAGCATACACAGGTAGACCAATGTCTGACTACAGACAGAGCAGACCTCAATCAGAACAAAATTTTACAGGTCATGGTAAATCTGGAATGGGTAGAGATCCAGATGACAAAATGGCTAAAGGTGGAAGAGTAGGATATAATGATGGTGGAGATGTAGAAGCACCTAATCCAAGAGTTTTAGAATTAATGTTAAATGAAAAAATGTCATATGAAGAAGCTTTAAAAGAATATGACAAACGTATGAAACAAAAACCTTATATAGATGAAAGGTATAATATGGGTCCCGGACCAATTTTAGAAGCGGCAAATGGTGGTATTGCAGGTCTTAAAAATGGTGGTAGAATAAATTTTAGAGGTGGTGGAATGGATATGGGTAACGCATCCAATCAAGCTCAAAGTGCTTCTATGGGTGGTAGTGGAAGAGGAGGTGATTTAAGTAATGCTACACAAAATAGAAATCATCAAGCTGCAATGAGAAATGCTCAAAATTCAACAAAAAATTTTATTACAAAATTTAATGACCATGACAACTTTACAGATCAATTAAAATTTAATAATACAATACCAAACTATCATCAACTAGGTGGACTTGATTTTATGTCAAGATTTCCAGGTATAAATCCCAGTGTGGCAAAAGCTTTAGCAGGTGGTTATCAATATGTAACAGAAGGAGCTAGAGCATTAACCAATAATACATCTCTTGCAGATGCATTTGCAAAAGCAAAAGAAGAAACTAGACTAAATAATATTGGTATAGATGATTTCTCTAATCCAGAAAGTGCAACATATACACAATATCAAGATTTAGTTCCTGAAACAGGAAAAGTTCTTTTTGCCAACGGTGGAAGAATAGGATTTAAAAAAGGTGGACTTGCAACAATGTTTAAGCTAAAAGGATAATATGGCAGATATAGATGATGCTTTACCGAATCAATCGGTGAGTGATGAAGAGTTTGTAGAAAAAGAAGTAACTGAAATTGAAACTCCAAACGAAGATATTGTAGAATCTTCTGAAGACGTAGAAGTAACTATGGATGAAGAAGGGGGAGCTGAGATTTCTTTTGACCCAAGTGCGTCTACACCAGAAATGGGTGAAAATCATTTCGACAACTTAGCAGAATTTTTAGATGACGAAACTTTAGATCCATTAGGAACTAATCTATATGAAAAATTTATAGACTATAAAGAATCTAGAGGAGATTGGGAACAGTCTTACAGAGAAGGTTTAAATCTTTTAGGATTTAAATATGAAAAACGTACAGAACCTTTTAGAGGTGCATCGGGTGTTAATCATCCAGTACTTGCAGAAGCCGTTACACAATTTCAAGCACAAGCTTATAAAGAATTATTACCAGCTGATGGTCCTGTTCGTTCACAAATTTTAGGAGCCATTACTCCAGAGAAACAAGACCAAGCTAATCGTGTTAAAGATTTTATGAATTATCAAATTATGGATCAGATGAAAGAGTACGAACCTGAGTTTGACCAAATGCTTTTCTTTCTACCCCTGTCAGGTTCTACCTTTAAGAAAGTTTATTACGATGATCTTTTAGGTAGAGCTGTTTCTAAATTTGTACCTGCGGAAGATTTAATCGTACCTTACTCTGCAAATTCTTTAGATGATGCAGAAGCTATTGTTCATGTACTTAAAGTATCTGAAAATGAATTAAGAAAACAACAAGTTTCTGGTTTTTATAAAGACATAGATTTAGGACAACCTCCTGTTACTGAAAATCAATTAGAAGATAAAAAATTAGAACTAGAAGGAATTTCTAAAGATGGTCAAGAAGATCAATTCACACTATTAGAAATGCATGTTAATTTAGATGTAGAAGGTTATGAAGACATGGGACCAGACGGTGAGCCCACAGGAATTAAACTTCCATACATTGTAACTATTTTAGAATCAACAAACAAAATTTTATCTATTAGAAGAAACTATGCCGAAGGTGATAAGATGATGAAAAAAATAAATTATTTTGTACAGTTTAAATTTTTACCAGGAACTGGTTTTTATGGTTTTGGTTTAATTCACATGATTGGTGGTTTAACTAGAACTGCAACAGCAGCATTAAGACAATTATTAGATGCAGGAACTTTAGCTAATTTACCCGCAGGATTTAAATCTCGTGGTATTAGAATTAGAGACGATGCACAACCCTTACAACCTGGTGAGTTCAGAGATGTCGACGCTCCGGGAGGCAATATCAAAGATCAGTTTATGCCTCTACCTTTTAAAGGACCAGACCAAACATTATTACAATTAATGGGTGTAGTGGTTTCAGCCGGTCAACGATTCGCTAGCATCGCAGATGCACAAGTGGGTGATATGAACCAACAAGCAGCCGTGGGTACTACAGTTGCATTATTGGAGCGTGGATCGAGAGTGATGTCAGCTATTCATAAAAGATTATACGTAGGTCTTAAATATGAGTTTAAATTATTAGCAAATGTATTTAAAACTTATCTACCACCAGAATATCCTTACGACGTTCCAGGTGCATCAAGAAATATTAAAGTACAAGACTTCGACGATAAGATAGATATCTTACCTGTTGCAGATCCAAATGTATTTTCTCAAACACAAAGAATAGGAATGGCACAAACTCAATTACAATTAGCACAATCAAATCCTCAAATTCATGATTTGTATCAAGCTTATAGAAGTATGTATCAAGCTATTGGGGTTAAAAATATTAATGCTATTTTACCCGCTCCTCTTCAACCTCAACCTATTGATCCTAGTATGGAAGAGATTGCAGCGTTGAGCATGAAACCTTTTCAAGCGTTTCCAGGTCAAGATCATAAAGCACATATCGATTCTCATTTAAATTTTATGAAATCAAATACAGTACAAAACAATCCACCGGTAATGGGTGCTTTACAAAAAAATATATTGGAAAGAATTTCTTTAATGGCACAAGAACAAATACAATTAGAGTTCCAAGAAGAATTAAGACAAGCACAACAAATACAACAGATGCTACAACAAAATCCTCAAAACCCACAATTGATTCAACAAGCACAAGAATTGACTAATAAGATCAATGGTAGAAAAGCAGTGTTGATTGCAGAGATGACAAAAGATTATATGGACGAAGAACAAACTGTTTTAACTGAATTTGGTGGTGATCCTTTACTTAAACTTAAATCTAGAGAACTAGATTTAAAAGCAAGACAAAATCAAGCAAGAAAAGAGTTTGATGAAGGTAGAATTAGCTTAGATACTATGAGAGCTATGATGAACCAACAAAACACAGAAGAAAAAATGGAACAAAACGAAGATTTAGCAGAATTACGTGCAGAAACTTCGCTGACAAAAACAATGTTATCAAATGAAAACTCTTTAAAAAGACAACAAATGGCTGATCAAAGCAAAAGAAACGATTTTGGTAGAAATTTTAATAAAAATTAAGTATAATAACACTCAAGGAGAAACTTATGGACAAAGATTGGCAAAGAGGCTCAAAATTCATGAATGAAGACGTTAAGATCACTAAAGAACTTGGCGTTGGCGCAGACGGTTATCAAACCGGCGGTGTTACGATTGAAGCTACTAACCCTAACGAAACACAAACTGTTATTGTTAAGGGAACTAGAGCAATGAGAGCTGACAAAAAACCTGTTAAAGCTAAATGGTACTAATCCATGTGGTTATCGGCAATTAAATTAGCCGTTTCTGCAGGCAGTCACATTTACAAAAAGAAACAGGAAACAAAAATGATGATGGCAGACGCTGCAGCTAAAACTGCACAGCGTATGGC